CACAGTAAACATATCAAAACATTGATAGTGAGTTTATACGAACACGACACATACAGTAATTATGAATCGACATAAATTGCTGACTAGTACCCTCCTAGTCAGCATCGCCGCTTATAGAATCTATAGATACTATACACGACGTGACTACAGCGATGATGTAGACTATGTCGCCGACAATTCCACTGTCGTCGAGTTCAGCACCTGCCTCGTAGAGACGCAGATGCAAGTGGAGGCAACCACTTCACCAAATGCACCTGTCGAATCAGATTTGAACACCAGACCAACCTCCAGAGCACTAGTGCCATGGATTGGTCGACCTGGTTTAAATGACATCGCCTTTAACACCGGTGGTTCAAACGAGACGACCCTTAGTCCAGATGATAGCAGTGGAGATATCAGTATGGTAGGACCAGATGGCACAACCGCAAGCAGCACAGCCACCTACGTACGTATCAAAACAAAAGTGACTAATCACAGACGTGTCATGTATAGACGCAGACGTGCAGCACTTCACTCAATCGTCGCTGAGATTAAACTGAGATTGTTCCAGGCCGCACCAGACAGAGCAAACCTACTTGCAGCAAGCAAGATGGCCCTGGACCTTCTCAACAAACATGGGGTGCACCCGAAGGACAAAGCAATGCTTCATCCTAGGATTGTAGCCCATGTGTTTATCCCCAGTGATGATGAAATCATCGCCTCTGACATTAGTAAGTGCCACCGTGCTCGCCAGCGTGTGGCACGGATGAAGCAGGGTAACCAATCACTCTTAGGAGCGATCAAGTACTTGCTGGGGTTCGGAGAGGACACAACTGACATTGTCAGCTCACCAACAATTGGGTTCTTAGGAGCGCAGGGGTTGTGTGACGCTGCTTGTCGGTGAGGGCGCTTGGTACGTGTTGATGGGGTGTCAGTTAGGAGTTCGCTGACGCATCCGTCCCTCATCATAAAACACTACCAAAGCGGGCGGAAGACAAGATCCTATGTCAAGTTAACAAACTTGTCACCAGACATGGGATTTGGAATATTTAACGGTGACATTGATACAGTTGCAGCAGCTTTACTCGAGCGTATGTATTACTGTAAGGTTGATGGGGTATTCGTACCGCCACCACCAGTGCAGGGGGAAGCACTTAAAAATCTGAGACAGTTTAGAAATAGAGTTGTGAGAAATGTTAGAGTTCCGTCTGTGTTAACGCTACAAGAAGTAGTGGATTCATATACCGGCCGTAAACATACCATTTACCTCAACTCAATGAATGATCTGGCTCAGAACCCCCTCCGAAGACAAGATGGTTATAGTACAGCCTTCGTTAAAGTGGAGAAAGGAAAACCAGGCAAGGCGCCCCGTGGCATACAACCACGTTCGCCGAGGTACAACCTCGTGCTTGGTAAATACATCAAAGCGATCGAAAAGAAACTGTACAAAGCCATAGCTAAAGTTTTTGGTGATGGCCCCACTGTTATGAAAGGCTACAACATACAACAGGTGGGACGCATCATAGCTGGGAAATGGAATTCCTTCAAAACACCCGTAGCGATTGGGTTGGACGCAGTCAAGTTTGACATGCACGTCTCTGCTGAGATGCTAACTTTTGAGCACGAGTTTTACAAGATGGTTTTTCCACACAATGATGAGTTGGCCACCCTACTCAGTTGGCAAATTGACAACAAAGGGCACGCCTACGCTAGCGACGGCAAACTGAGCTACTCAGTTAAGGGCCGGCGATTTAGCGGGGACATGAATACAGGATTGGGAAACTGTATTATAATGTGTTCACTCATCTGGACCCTAGCAAAGGAGCGTGGAGTTAAAGTGAAACTAGTGAACAATGGTGACGACTGTGTTGTGTTTATGGAGAAAGAAGACCAACACGCATTTAGTCAACACCTAGACTCATGGTTTCTTAAATATGGATTTAGAATGACTGTCGAAGAGCCATGTTATGAGCTGGAGCATATAGAGTTTTGCCAGATGCACCCCGTGCGCACGCCATATGGTGTGACCATGGTTAGGAACATCAACACTGCTTTAGCCAAGGACACAATGACGGTTCTTCCAATCAACAACCAAAAGGCAGCGGCAACCTGGTTGAAGGCGATTGGGGAAGCAGGCATGGCATTAGCACCAGGCATTCCAATGGTACAATCATTTTACTCTTTTTGTAACAGGCAGGCATTAAGTTCAGGTAACCTGAGCAAGGCTGTGGCTATGCAAACTGGAATGAGATTGTTATCCAAAGGTCTGGAGCCAAGATGGGAGGAGGTGGAACCGGAAACTAGGTTGTCTTTCTTCGTTGCGTTCAACATCACACCAGATGAACAACGCGCACATGAAGAGGATTACTTAAGGTTTGCAATCTCTACCAATTCAATTGAACCGTCTGATAGATCAGCATTCCCATATTACTCATTAACCCAACATGACCTATAGATTACACGGCAATTATTGTGGCCCAGGGTGGTCGGATGGAAAATACCAAGACAGTGTAGTTGGTCGATTACCAGCAATAGATGAATTTGACCAAACTTGCAAGGAGCATGACGCAGCTTACGCTCAAGCCACTGACCCGAGATCCAAGACACGGGCTGATGACATGTTCATCACTCAGAACTTTGGTAGGTCGGTAGCGCGAACGCTAGCCGCCGTTGCAGTGGCGTCAAACCGCATTCCACGTTGGCTCGACCCTCTTGGCAACACAAAGTACACGACACACTACCCAAAGCCACCTGATTTATTTACAAAACAACCAAACCAACTCCAAATAAATCATATGCCTAAGAATCGAAATTTACGTGGACCTAAACCCATGGGAACACAAAACACCAAAAACAAGTCCAACGGACAAACTAGCTATGCACCTATCGCAAGAAGTCGCACCGTGCGCATCAAAAACCCGACAACAGCCACCCGTGGTAACGCAACTGTCATTAAACACCGAGAGTATTTGCGATTAGTAACGTCGTCAGTGTCACAGAATATTGTGGCTATTGATGTTAATCCCGGATTACAGTCGTGCTTTAACTGGTTATCAACGATAGCTCGTGGGTACGAAAAGTATAGGTTTAAGACCTTAACGTTCACCTACGTTAGCGCAAGCAGCACAAGTGAGAAGGGAAGGGTCGCATTAGCGTTCCAATATGATCCCTCCGCTCCACCTCCTCATGCACGAACCGACTTCTTCAACGTTACACCAAACGTTGAAGAAGCTCCGTGGGAGGATATCGTGTTGCACGTGCAACCACCACAAGGGGTGTTATACACTCGGCGTGCTGGTACGGTTGGAACACTCAACACCTTCGACATTGGGAAACTCCTTGTCATGTCAGCATTAAACGCTAATGGCACGACCGAATTAGGGGAAATCTTTGTTGAGTACGAAGTTGAGTTGTCACGACCCCAATACATTAGTGCCCTTGACGGGAAAATGGTCGCAGCATCAGATATCACTAATGTGTTTTCAGGTGATCTGACGTTATCACACGGAACTTTGCTGTTCAGCAAGGCCTCCGGCAATTCGCTGGAGATTTTGGCACCGTGTAATATCCTCATGTGTATCAAACTTGATGGCACCGCCCCAACCATGTTCACACCTACATACACGCAAACACCAGGTAGTAACGGTTATGTGGTTAATTTGGGCTCGGCACCTTACGCTAATAGCACAGCGTTTATTGTGCAGATCGAGTTGCAACAGTGCCAAGCAGGGGACTTAGTCAACTTCAATGCCAGCAATTCTACAGCTCTGACTGACATAGTGCTACGCTACGGTGAGTACCAAGCCAGGTAAGGCTAATGCGATAAAGTCGCCTACGACGTTAAACATAGGGTGTCAGCTATGACGTTAAACATAGACAATCATCTTGTATATATGTTTCATGTTAATTAAGTCCAAGTGAGGGACAACTGAAAAAGGAGAAAAATAATAAGAACAATAGTGGACGGAGACTCAGGATTGGGACACTGCCTCTTTAGGAAATGGTAAAACGTACGCAAGTCGGACCACTCCACGCCTATTATATTCTTTGCATGTAGTATGATGTCAACAGCATCATAAGGAGTCAACACTGACACATAAATCTTGCTGGAGAGCAAGTGGGCTTGTGTCAGCGGTGTAATATTTGAAAAGATAAAGAAC